CCGCCGTGTGAGTTAGTTACTTGACCGCAACCGCACTCTAAGCACTTATGTGCTTCGGCACTCTTACCTTCGGCTTCTTCAACTTCTTCCTCAGCCGCAGAAGGTTTGCTACCTTCGGCAGTTTCTTCTTCGGCACTTTCGCCATATTGTTTCTTTTCTTCGGCTTCTTCTTCCTCGCCGTCAATTTCAATTTCAACGCCAGCCTCTTTACACATTGACTTACACTCGTCAAATGCTTGTTTAGCAGCCATATAATTTTTCTTGGCGTCTTCGTATTGCTTTAGCATTTCTTCTTTGGAAGGCTTTTCGGAAACCGCCTTCTCATCTTCTTTGTGTTCCATTTCTACTCCTTTGGCAGTTTCTACAAGTTCTTCCATTTGTGTAAAGTCAGAACCATTATCAGATTTCGCAAGCATTAGTTTTGCGTTTGGGTTTGCTGGTCTATCTACTAGCGATACTTCCACAATTTGTCCATCAATAATGCGACCATTAGCCGCTTTATTATCGCGCACGATACGTGGCGAACGGATACCAATTGAGAAACCTTTTAATACGCCAGTTTCTACCTTTTTAACAGAAACAGGGTCCACAACTAAAGCAGAAATATAATGTCCGTCAGTTTTGCTATCTAATTCTTTTGCGACACCTGCCGCAATATTTGAATGTTGTTCGCGGATATTACCGCCTGATTTAAACCACTCTGGCATAGCCTTCTCTAACCAACTTGCGTCACAAATTTGCTGGTCAATATCTACGCTGTCGTCAGTTGCCTTACCATAAACAAGTAACGTTCCATCTTCTTGCTTTTCTTGCTTAATAATTGCGGCATACGCATTTGTTGTATCTATTGCCATTGATTTGTCCTTTTTCTTTTCTCTCTCTGCTATGGAATTCGCCCACGATTTGCCAGCATCTCCGCCCCATAAAAGCCAAGCAATATAACCCTTTGAAGGATTTTTAGCGTTACCCCAGTTTTCTCCTTTTTTATCAACTTCGTGTCTAGCGAAATAACTTACCATACGATTAATGGTTTCTAAAGGAAGTGATTTGCCATTTGATAAATCTCTTGCGCGAGCAACGCCTACTTCTGTTCCACCTCTACCAAATTCACGCCGTAATTCTAATCCGCGTTTAGCATTATTTCTAACTGCTTGCGGCGGAGTAAATCCATCTGCGGAAGGCATTAATCCTCGTTTCCTAGAATTATGGATATAGCGTCTTCACCTAAATTGCGTGTATCTACTACGTAAGGCGCAATATCACAAACACAATTAGGGTGCGCTGGTGGTTCCGTATCTCCACTAGGAAAACGCTCGTCAATACGGATAGGCGAAGCGTCTGCGTTCTCTTGGCATAAATCGCAAGGTTCAGCAACTAACCACTCTACCAGTTCAACGCCGCTATCTTCGTATAATTCGCGGTTAGCCACGCTGACGGCACGGCTCATTTCCGTTTGAGCAATATTTAAAGCGCGCTCGCTATCGGACAAAATATCGTCAATTTCTATTTCTAAATCCTTTGCTAACTTCTCCCGATAACCAGCAATTTCTTCCAAAATAGTTCCTACTACGGCTTGCGGCGTTTGCCCTTTCTTTAAAGCGTTAGCAAGTGCCGTTCCTATGCGGTCTAACGAAGTTCTATTTAAACCTTGAATTGTTACACCGCGCCTATCTAGTAACGTTTGTAATCCTTTAGGCGGTTTAACTAATGCGGCGGCGGCTCTATTGCCCGGTTTCCAGTTAGCCCAATTAACACCGATAGCGCGTTGTAACTGCTGTTTAGTAGGTGCTTTATTTATTTTTGCCTTAGCAATTGCGGATAACGCCACGTCTTCGCCTAGCACATACGCTTCGCTATAAATGGTTCTAAATGCCGACATTAACGCGGTGCTATTTGGTCTAACGTTAGTTAATGTCCAGTTACGTGCTTGTTCGGTAGTTATATTTGCGCTAGGCATATTATTTAAAAACGCTTCAACTACTTCTTTGGTATTAACGCTTTCTTTTATTGCGTCACGAATTAATTTGGCACGTCTAGCGGCTAAACGAACCTTTGCGTTATTGCGTTCCTTCCACGCACGGCTTTGACGCATAACGAACCTACGCTAAATAACGTTCGGCATACCAGCGCGCGCTGTCGTAATCCTTTGTGGCTACAAATTTGTTTAATACGTCAGCGTAAACAACTGGAACATCTTTAAATCGGAATGAACGGTCTGGCGATTTACGCAACCAACGTAAGAATTGTTTTAATTCTTCTTGCGCAGATTTACCTTCGTCAATTTGTTCGCGTTCATCTTCGCCTTGAATTGCTTCGGCGTCATTTACAGTAAGTTCTGGCGTAGGTGCGTCAAAATCTCCAAGTAATTCGTTATTACCTTCAACTGGTGTTTCTAGCGGTTTAAATCCGTTTTCGGTAACTAAATACGCACCATTACCTACGGCAACAATAGGCATATCTGCCTCTGGTGCTTCAATTAATGGGCGACCTGTTAATGAACGTTGTTCGTTAAGTGTTAGCGCGCCAGATTTTAATTCAATATCACGTGTGCGAGCAACTGATTCCAAATCTTGACGACCACTTTCCATAAACTTAAATTCAAGTTCGCGTGGCATACCTAAGAACATATAAGACAAATGCGAAAGCATACGAGATACCCAAGTTGCTAACGGAATTGCGCCTAATACTTCGGAACTTTGTGCTTGTCCTAATTGGAAACCAGAACCGCCTAATCCGTTTTTAGGATTAAATCCAATTTCGCTTGGCAATACGCCGAAATGACCGCAAATAGAATTAACTAAATATTCATCTAACGTATCTTTAAAACGTTCGCCGTATCCGTCGTATTGAACTGGTTCCATACCAGCAGGGAGAAGTCTTACGCGCTTACGTTGTTCAGTTTGTCCAGCCAAATCTGAATTAAATATATCTTCGTAAGCCTTTAACAAGTTTGGATTATTACCAAAGTTTGCGTCAGTTTTCATTATTAATTCTGGTGTAACGCCATCTGTATATTCGGCGCGTAACCATTGTTGCCTACGTAAATAAATATCTGCTAATGGCAAAGCGCGTTCAGTTGGTCCGTATCCATAAACAGTTGTAGTTCTACGATTACGAATAAAGTAAGCAAGTTCATCGGAAGTAAATTCGCCATCTGCGCTTTCACTTTCGGTTGGTGCGGCAAATTCGCTTCGTGGAAAGCCATAAAGAATTTGCTGAAAAGAAGGAAATGGCGGAGTAGGGCGCATACCTCTATCGTCAATTAATGGCTTAATAGTTGAACCATCAAGAATTTGTAATCCAAATAATTCGCCGCCTACTGTTTGTTGCGGCCAAATTGCCCACGCGTCCAGCACTAATACTTCTTCAAGTGCGATATTTAACCAGTCATAAAAGAGTAATCCGTTAGCCTTATCTGGTTGTTCCCAAAATGAACGAACTCGTGAAATTTCTTCCGTATATCTATCACGTGCCACCGACATAGCGCGAACGCGAGCGCCACCGATTTCACTAATAAGTTTTTCTGCGCTATCTTCGGCAAGAACAATATCCCAATTTAAACCAAGTATTTTTGCCTTACTTACTTCAATACAACGGCGCAAAATATCTATTTGGTCTGCCGCCGCACGTAGAGTTTTAAACGGAACTAATCTAGTTTCCGTAATATTAATATTTTGTGCTACTTGATATTCATAACGGCGTGGGTCTGGTCTTCCACTATCCGAAGGCGGATTAATTGCGCCCGGAATAATAGGCGAACCTGGTGAGAACGGAACAGTAGGCGTAATTGCGTTACGTGGCAAAGGGTCAGTTTGTCCGTAACTTACATTTGTGCGCCCCGATATGTTGCGCATTTGCTGTTCAGTTAAGGTTACCGAACCTACAGGAAGATTAGGTGCTTTCTGTAATTGTTCGGCAACCTTTTCAGCAAATCGGTCAATAAGACCCATTTATGCCCCCTAATTAACCGTGAACAACTACACGATATTGATTTGAAGTTGGTGCTACCGAGAACAATAACGTAATTGCGCTAGTAGAAGTATGTTGAACATCGCAAATAACTTCTGCGTATGGCGAAGAATTATCATAAACGGCAACAGTTACATCTTTTGTATTTAAACTATGTGTAATTACATAAGAAGTTGCTGTTCCATCACCTACGTTTGCGGCATATTTACGAACCGCAATTGCAGTATCTAAAGCAAAACCTGTTGCTCCAACTGTTAATCCACCGCTTGCTACAACTACGCCAGAGAAATCACTTCCAACTAATTGAACGCCATTACTTGCGGTATAAGTTCCAGCACCAGAGAATTGTTGAAATACAACTGGGTCAGTTCCAACAGTTGTAACTTCATCAACCATTACCCAACCAGTATTAGCAAGAGTTGAACCTGCGTCAACAAATGTAAAATCTCCACCTGCCATTTCTGCGGCAGTATCAAAGTCAGTAGCACGTGTTAGAACCCAGTTAGTTGAACCGCTACCTACTGTTGTTAATGTATAAATACCATTTTCAAAAGTATTTGTTTGGTTTTTTACCAAGATACGTGCGTTAATTGAAGGGCTAACGCCATCTACGCTAAACGCGGCTTGTGTTCCTGCGTTAGTAAGAGTTGCGCCTACGCCAGAAGTTCCGTTGCTATAAGTGGCATTAAGATTTGCTGTTGTTGCCGCATAAGAAGCCGCGTGGATATGTAAACCTTCTGCTACGCCATCAACATACGCCTTAGTTGCGGCGTCATTTGCGCTAGTTGGCGTGGCAAGGTTTGTAATTTTGTAGTTATTAAACGAAACATCTGCGGTTGGAGTTGCGAGCGCAGAAAGATTAATTAAAGAGTGCGCAGAGTTATCGTGCGTAGGAGTTCCGTGCGTATGGTCGGCACGTGCTACGTCAGAACTTGAACCATTTCCGCTAGAAGAACCAAATGAAGTTTGCGCGGTTACGTTTCCGAAATCTGGCATTTCGTGAACGTGGTCTTCACGCGCAGGTGCGGTTCCAGTTCCTACTGCCGCAGTATTACCAATAGTAAGTGCTTGCGGAGTTGTATTTGTTAGTGATGGCGTTCCGTGTGTATGGTCTGCGCGAGCAAAGTTTGTGCTACTTCCATTACCACTACTTGCGCCATAAGAAGTTTGCGCAGTTACTGAACCAAAGTTATTAATTTGTGTCCAAGTAGTTCCATCATCAAAATAAAGAAGATAATTATCAGTTGCGTAATATAAACGACCAGCGACACCTGCGGCTGGACGACCAGCAAGAGTTCCAGATATAACTTCGGATTCATTTAGAACAGATACCCAACCTGTTCCGTCATAATAATAAAGTTCATTATCGCCAGTATTAAAATAAATTTGACCAGCCTGCGGTGAAGTAGGAGCCGTGCCTAGATTTTGAATTACGGCATTTTGTAATTCGTTCTTATTAAGGTCAATAGAAACTAAAAACTTACGCGCCATTATTTATCTCCTAAATCACATACGCCGTGCCAGTAAAGGCACTGGTGAAGGTTATCACCATTTGGTTTTTACTTGGGTAACTAAAGGTGCCTTCGCATTGTGTTCCTGCGCTATCTAGCACAACTGCGGTTGGTTCGCCATTAAGATTATGGTTTATTGTCCAAACCGCACTTGAAACTGCTTGCGTATGAACGTAGAAAATCTGCGTTCCGCCCGGTCCTTGCGGTCCAACTGCCGAAACAGTAACCGTTGGAACAACGGGTTTAATAACGATTACTTCATCAGCCATTATCTTGTCACCTCTGCCGAAACGATTACTTGACCTTGCGCAACTCGTGTAACAATACCACTAAGACTTGTAATTTCAATGTCGTAGTAATACGTGCCTTCATCAATTAATCTAGTTTGATTTGCCGTTGCCCGACACTCAATTGTGCCAGTTAAAGCCGTAATAGTAATACCGCCGTTAGACGTAGAAAGCGTTAATACCGCGTCAGGGCTAGAAGGCAAGGAACGTAGTTGTAGTTCAGCCGTATAACTTGTGAGATTAACTGGCGCGTAAGCAATACCGCCAGATATATAAACACCAGTTGCGGCATTTGTTATTAAAAAGTTTGAAGCACTTGCCGAAGCAATAGTTGCGTCTTGAAAGTTATATTGACTTGGTAATACGCCAGTAATAGAAACTTTTTGCGCTGCGGTAAATCCATTAGTTGCCGTAAAAGTTACAGTTGTTCCATTACCGACAACGTTAGTTATTTCGGCTGGTTGATTATAAACAAAATTAACAAACCAGTCAGCACCTTGGTCAATTTCTAAGTTATATACAACTGCCATTATTCTCCTAAAGGATTACCGCACTTTAAACAGTTTACCGCTTGCTTTGGACTTGGCATACCACATCTGCTACAAATCTTTGCCATTGCGGCTAGCGTAAGCATACTAGAACCACTACTGTTTAATTCAGTTATTGCCCAAACCAGCGCGTCAAGTCTATCTGGACTTTCGTTACTTAATGGTGTCCATTCACACATTTGTTCTTCTAATTCTGGAAAATAACCTACGTGATGAACTCTACCTTGTTCATATAACGCACTAATAGGTTCGGCTCGCAATTGCTTTCCTCTGGTCGCTGTAACCTTTTGCGTAGCCACCGACCTATCTACCTGCTGTAAAGTCATAATAACCATATCGCCGCCATTATTAGTTTCGGCAACTATTCTGTCCGCTTTATATTCGTGGTATAAATTAACGGCTTGTCTTGCCCACGTATCTGGCGTTGCGCGTAACGATTTGTCCGATAGAACGTAATAATGCCCATCAGCCGTTAAACCAGCCGCAACAATTCCAGTTAAGTCGCTATTAACGTTACTGGTAACGGCAGGGTCAATTGCTACGACAACGCGCACTAATGGCGGATATTCTTTAACTCGCGCCGCTTCAATTAATTCTCTTGTCCATAACGCGCCTTCCACGTTATCTAATATTTCTCCGTATAACTCTTGCCGACCTAATCGCGTATTTTCATAACGTAGTCTTAGTTCAACTAAGGCACTTGCCGCTAAGTTACTAGCGTTATCAAAAGTTGAACCACGCACGACACGAACGCCTTCACGATTAATTAAATCCTTAATTAATTTTGTCGGGCGTGGCGTAGTAGTAACAATAGTTTGTGGATATTCGCCTAGACGTAATCCAAATTGATACTGGTCCCACGCGTCTGGATATTTAAATGCCGCTAACTCGTCAAACCAACCGCCGTGAAATTGCGGTCCACGAAAGCGGTCAGGTTCTTCACCACTAAATAACTTTATACGGCTTCCATTAGTTAAAAAGATTTCTCCGATACTGCGGTTATAATCTTTTAAAGTTCCATACTCTCTAAGTATTTGAATAATGCCAGATACGCCTTCCGCGCAAGTATCTCTAACATCTGAATAGGTTGGTGCGGCAATAGCCCAACGTGTGCGTGGATTACTGCTGGCTTGCCACGCCAACCATTCAGCCGCAGTTCGGGTCTTCCCAGCACCTCGCCCTGCTAGATACAACCATACCAACCAAGATTTATCTTCAGTTGGTATTTGTTCCGTTCTCGCTAACTGGCGTGTCCAGCGCACGTGTCGGCTCGCTATCAAGGAGAGCGACAAGTCGCTTGACCTCTGCGTCAATGGTGTCGTAGTCATAATGCGTTACCTCTAACTGCGTTTTAATTGGTACATCTAAACCAAGCAAACGCGCTCGCCGTTCCATAATCTTCATTAATGCCATTACTGCCGATACCG